TTTAAAATTATTTAAAATATAATTGTTATTTAAAGGGTCTGAACTTCCAAATACTAAATCAGTATTAAAAGTACTAGTAAATGTTTGACCTGCACCTGCTGTGTCTATATAAAACTGCTGAGCTCCAGCGTAATATTGTCTATTTGTTTCGGTTATTAAACCACCATTAGGTATAGGCATAATTTATTATCTTTGTTGATTTATATTTTCTTGTGCAACTTGTTGTGCTGCAACTTGTATTATTTCTGGACTTTTTATAACTACACCAGCATATAATAATATTTTTAATATTAATTCAGTTTGATCAGCGTCATGTAATTCAAAATTAACTGAAGTATTAGAATTATATACGTAAGCATTGCCACTTAATGAAAAGTTCCATATAGGTGATAAAGGTTTTCTTATATAATCTACTGTTATACCACTTTGTATTGAAGTTGGGTATACAGTTATTTGTTGATTCTCATAAGTGTATATAGGATATGTAGTACTAGGTTTGGTTAACTTAGAGGAAAGTAAATGGTAAAGTTCTGATTTAGTAACTCTTTCTAATTCTTGAGAATTTAAAGCACCAATTTTATAGCTAACCGTTCCTAACCTATAAAAGTCATTTGAGTCAACTACAGTTAAAACAGTAAAAACTGAAGCGGGTGAATTAGTTAAAGTTATAATGTTATTGTTGATAGTGTAAGCTGAAGACGGTTGTAATACACCATTAAAATAAACCTGTACAGTTCCATTTGATAATTGGCCAGACGTTAATGTTGTATACGTATAAGCTTGTTGGTTTATTATAGTGCTAATTGTCTCTGTAGATTGAGCAACACCTGATTCTTTAGGTAAAGAAAAATAAGGAGCACTATATGTAGCGACTCCAGAAGTTTTAAAAATTGATATTTTTTCGTCGATATTTACAACTCGATCTGCATAATCAACGTTAGTTTGTGGAACACGTAACTGCTGGTTTAAACTGTCAAAGTATGTTTCAAATATTTCTAATTGAGCTTGATTACCTATTTTATTAAACTCAACAGGTGTCATATAACCCCTCTGTTCTTTATTTAGTATTAATAAAACGGTTTGATATACAGTATTTACGTTTATTGCCATTTTAATATTTTAATTAATAATGAGGGCCACAGAAGTGACCCTTCACTATATTATAGTTACATATTATTGTAACTTTTTCTCTATTGTTTTAAAAACATCTACACCTTCATCTGTTTTAAACCAAGCAGCCATTGCTGAATATGGATTTTCGTCAAAAGGTACAGTCATTAGTTTTCTGTCATTAGATCCCCAACTAAATGTTCTTTGGTCTTGAGATAATTTAATTATGCTTTGTTCTCTAGCTTTAATAGCAACATTTCTTAATTCTACATTGTCATCGTTTGCAATATCTATAAATGCTTTAGGGCTATTTTTAGCCATAATAAGTAAATCTCTTTTAAGTTCTTTAGAAGTCATATTAGCTACTTCACTACCTTTTTCAACTCTTAATATAGCTTCTGCATGATCAACACTTATATTTTTAGCAGCATTCATAGCTTCTAACTGTAAATCTATTTCTTCTAATTCATCAATAGCTTCTACTTCTTTAGAAAACTCAGTATATAAAATCTCTTTTTTTGGGTGATATAACGATAGTAATTTTTGTAAATTTTGTAATTGTTTACTTACAGTTAAAACACCGTTTTCAAATATAATATGACCTAATGTTGCTTCTCCTTTTTGTTCATCAGTAAATGGCGAAGCTTGATTAGTCGCATATCTTAATTCTCGCTGTGATCCTTTCGATTCATCAAACCATAATAAAGGATGGCGAGCTGTATGTTTAGACCCTAACGTAAAAGTTAGAGGTGATTTGTTTTGTGATAAGATATAAGTTCTATCTTTGATCTCCCATTTAGGGGCTTTAATTTCTTTTGTCTTTGACATGATATAATATAATATAATTAATAAAAATAAAGGGCTAGGCGCCGAAGCGCCTAACTCTTTAATGTAATTCTAGCTTTGGAACAATACGAAATTGTTAGCAGCTTGAGTAATTAGACATCTTTCAGATAGCCAGTTAACCTGCATAGCATCTAACTGAGAAGTGTAAACACCACCAGCAGATCCTGTGATCCAGTTTTTGTATCTTCTGTCGTCTCCTTGTGAAGCTCTGTATCTTACGTGCAAGAATGGTCTTCTAATGTTTGTACCAAGTTGTTGGTCATAAACAGTTGAAGTTCCAGCAGGTATTAATACACCGTCAATGTTATTAACAGCTACACCACCTCTAGTTGACATATCATTTAGATATTTCCAGCTAGTTTTATAGAAGTCATAAGAACCTCTTCTAAAACCAGAGAAACCTAAATTAAGTGCCATATCTTCAGAGTTTTCGAATAAACCGTAAGCAACACCACCAGAGAATCCAGCAGAAATTTGTCCTAGCATATCGTCAAAATCTAAATCAAGAGATCTGTTTAAGAAAAGCATGTTTTCTTCAATAGCTCCTTGAGTATCAAGGTTTTTAAGTACTTGATCAAAGTCACTGATACCAGTTCCAGCAGAGAATCCTGTAAATACATTACCTCTTGCTTGGATAGCAGAAAATAGACCTTGAGTACCGTGTGCAGCTACATTAACGAATCCTGGTACATTACCAAGAGCAGCTTGTGCAGTGAAACCATCACCTGCGATAGCTTGTTCACCTTCAACCATTGACATTTCTAAGTAGTCATCAAAACGTAATCTTGTTTCTGATTCAGACTTTAAATACCATAAGTATCCTGATGTACCATCTTCAGTTGAAACTTCTACCCAACCGATTTGAGCCATATCAGACCCATTGATTTGGAATGAATCTTTTATGATAATTGGTTGATTAGAAAATTGAGTAAATCTAGGCTCAATTGATTTAATAGCACCACCTGTTTGAGCAGGAGCAGCTGTTCCTTTTGCAAATACAGAACCATAAACAAACATTTTTAAGCTGTTTGTTCCATTTCCTAAAGCATTCCAGTTAGCAACTTGGAAAGGATAAGCTGTTACTGTTGTAACGCCAGGTCCAGCAGCTACAGCTGTAGCTCCAACAATACCTTTAATAGTAACTCCTGTTGCAGGGTTCATTACTACAATTGTATCATTTGGAAATATAGCATTTCTAGCAGCAGTTTGATTTACAGCAGCATTTGTTGGGATAGTGATCGTGAAAGCACCAGCTCCAGTTAAGTTACAGTTTTGGTAACAAATATGTAACCTGTTTTGTTCAGACCAGATAACCTGATCAGACGTCATTGGCATTTCAGCGCCAACCATTCTAAGAAATCCAGATAAAGTTCTATTACCGTATCTTTCAACTTCTGCTTCATATATCTCAGGAAGATATTGTTGAGCGAAGTCATTAGCTCCAGCGTTAAACGCTAGATAATTGCTTTGCAACGCAAGTTGCTGTTGTGATGGCGTTAATGCGCCAAACACGGGATTAATTGCACCCATAGTTTTTAATTGTTTTTAATTGTTAAATGTTCTCTTTTTAATTCTAAGTTTTGAAGAATCAACACCGCTAACAGCTTTAACTTTTATTCCACCAACAAAAACGTCACCAGACGTAGGTCTAATGTCTTCTTTTATGTTTTTAGATTTTGCAACTAATTCTCTTGTAGCATCGGATTTACCTTGCTCGTAAAAATGTTTTGCAATAGTGTCAGCATTTTCAGCAGCGTACATAGCTTTGTGATAACCTTTAACATCTTTAACACTTCCATCATTGTTTAAGAACTTCTTAATTGTATTGGTAATATTTGATTGTTTAGTTGCAACCTCACTAGGATTTTTAACACCGTATCTAAATTTTTTTTCTCCAATATTGAAATCAAAACCTTTGAATTCATTAGTGAAATAATTTTTAGTATTAGATTTAAAATCCTCATGTTGTTGTTGAGCCACATTTTGCTCTTCATTGTAGCGATTGAAAAAATCCATAGCTTTTTGTTGATCTTGAGTAACTCCGGGTCTCAACTTGATCTCCTCGTAATATTTACTCTTTAAACCTTCTAAATGCTTTTTTGCTTTTGCAACCTCTTCTTTATACGCAAGTTTCTTTTTACGGATCTCACGCTCTTCGTCCTCTTCTTCATCAAAAGAAAAATTATCTTCAATCATGAAATTAATTTCTTCTGAATCTAAATGGGATTTAGCTTGTTTGTAATACTCTCTTAATAAAGTATCGTTATCGACATTAGAATAATCTGCGTTTAATCTTACATAATCTTCTAATGTTCCACCCGTTTCTTTCATAAAGTCTACGACTTTTTCGATGTTTTCAGGTAATTTAGCTATTTCTCTTGACTCTTCTGGAGTAGGAGCAATAACTTTTTCTTCTAGTTTCTCGCCTAATTCAACTATATCTTCTTCTACTTTTTCTTCAATAGTTTTATCTTCTTCTTCTACAATTTCTTGTATTAAGCTTTCTTCTTCTTCAGCTTTAGAAACTTCTTTGGACTCTGGTATTTGTTCGTCCACTTCAGGGCTATTTCCGGTTTGTTCTTCCACAGCCACCTCCTTTGTTTTTCCGACTTGAATGGCATCTGTTTCTTCTTTAGGTTTTGATAAATCGACTTTTATAACATTGTCTTTTACCAATTGTTTTGGCTTACGTTTAATTTTAAACGTGCCCTCTTGTTTTACTTCTTCTGACATAATATAATATAATAAAAATTAATAAATGACTAAAAATCTACAGGTATTTCACCTTGAGACTCAAAGTCTTGTGGTAACCCATTATTTTGCCTTTGATTTATCATCGCAGACTGTTGGGTAGCTTGTAATTTAGTTCTTTTATCTTTACGATCCTCAATATCCGCTTCTTTTTGACTTATTGTTGCTGATTGCATTTGAGCTAATTGTAAATCATATTGAAACTGCTCAGCCATTAATTGAGTTTTTATCTGAGCTTCTGTTTGCATCCTTTGTATTTCAAACTGAGACTTAGCTTGTTCAATTTGAACTTTAGACTGAGTCATTGCTTCGTTTTTCTGTACTTCACTCATGGCAGCTGATTCTGCAGCTTTAGCATTAGCTTGAGCTTGAGCTTGTATTTGAGCTGTTTGAGCAGCTTGATCTTCTTTTTGTTTTTTAATTCGTCTATATTTTAAAACTTGATTTGCTAATGATATATTTTTTATTTCTCTAATATCAATAGCATCTTCAAGATATATTTGATTTTGTTGCAAAGCCATTTGAATATTTTGTTCTATCATAGCTTTTTCTTCATCGTCAGGCTCTAAATTTAAATATAAACCAAAATCATATAAATGCAAGTCTTTTGCTTCATCTAAACTAGCAGTATTAAATCTACCTATACTAGATTTTAAAGCATTGTTAGTTAATGGAAACTCTAAAACATCTGCAATTCTTAATGATATGTTTTCACAAGCTCTAAGTGTTAAATACAAACTAGCATCTAATATGTGTTTAGTAGCTATATTTGAAGCATTGGCAGCCATTTTTTGCAATCCGACCAACGCGTCTTTGTCTGGTAAACTGCCGTCTCGTGCTTCATTTAGTCCCGTTACGTCTCTTATCATTTGTAGATAATACTGATAAGTGTTGATCAACGACTGTATTTTTCCATTAGCACTCGATGATTGTAATTCCTGAATAGGTACTTTACCTCTATTAGGATCGCCATCTTGTGTTAAGCTTCTACCAACTATACTACCAGTTTGGAAATACATGTTTAACGCTTCTTGTGGATTATAATTTGTTCCATTACCTAAATCAACTTCTGCTAAACCATCTACATCTACAAATACACCGTCTGGCACCATCCTTGCAATTACTTGTTGTAATTTTAATGATGTTAATTGTATCATGTCAGCAAAACTAGTCATACGCCCAACTAAAGAATTTATACGCCCTTGATACATTTGAGGTGCACAAACAACATAATTCATATTTACTTTAGTTAAATCACTATTTGGCCTAGTCATATTTTTTGCTAGCTTCCATTCAAGCATCTGTGGAACACCCATTACTTTTACACCACTGTATAAAACCTCTATACTTCTTGAAACTCTATCAAAGTTGTCACTTGGTGGTGGATTAAAAAAATCTTCTTTTTGTAATGTTTTTTCTAAACCTTGATCAGTCTTTTTTATTTTAAAAACTTGATCAACATATGTTTTATATTCAAAATATAGTAATTGAATTAAATCATTATCATAATTTGGATTTGCTATATACCCTTGTCTACCAGGGTATCTAACCATAGTTTCTAACTCTTTATCGGTAAGTTGAGGAAATTGCTTTTTAATTTCTGGTATTGTTAATGATTTTATTTCTCCTACATACCATAAATCTTCAAAATTAGGATCATTACTATATGAATAAACTAAATTAGCTGGATCCACATAATCAACCACTACTCCTTCAGATTTATTAAAACTTGTTTTTACAGCACCAATACCAATTGTAACTATATCTTCAACTAGTCTTTTTTTAGTTAATTGATATTTATTAAATGCTAAAACATTATCAATAACTTCTTCTTGTGCTATTTCCATACTTTGCTTGTAATTAAGCTGCATGTGTATTTCTAATTCTTCATCACTTTCTGGTATTTCACTTTCTTTATTAAGTAAAAAATTCATACCAGTAGCTTCTTGTAATTTTAAAGCTTGTTCCTTAACTAACATATCTTGCATTAATCCCTCAGCATAATCAGTTCTTTGTTGTTGTGAAAAAGGATCTTGAGCGTATGCATTTATTTCATATTCTTTAGAAGCTATACCATTTACCACTATATTTAAAAACTTAGGTATAATAGGTACTGGTTTCCAGTCTAAATTTAAATAAGATAAATCACCATTTATTGATAATTCATCTTTATATTTTTGTACAGGTTGTTCACCTCTAGCGTATAAACGTAATCTATTAAAGTTTGTGTATCCTTGATTCCATTTACCACTGTTTAATCTACCTCCTCTAAACCATTCATATTCAATAGCTTGCCCAACTGCAAGTCCATATTCTAAAGTTTTCTTTTCCGCCTCAGGTACCACCTGACTTGGAAACGCACTGTTAGTAACATTAGTGTCAATCATCTATTAATTATTTTTGATTCATTACCTCTATTATCATATTTAGAAAAATTTAAATTTACTTTTTCTTTAATAATTTCAGCTATTGGTCTATATTTATTTTTATTACAAGCCATAATTGCTAAACCTGAACTAATAGATGCATCGTGCTTTGTTCTATTGTTTATATCAAATGCAGCCCAGTCTTCTAATGTTCTTTGAAAATACATCGTACCATATTGTTCATTGTTGTAACCTACAAACATTTCAATATATGATTCAATTGCTGCAGCGTGAGCTTGTTTAACATCTTCACTTGAATTAGGTATACCACCTATTTCTTTTTCAGTTACTGACATTTTATGTATTGTTTTATCAGGTCTATTCATAGAAAACCCTCTATAACCTCTACGTTTAAAATGATACAGTAATCTAGGTTTATTATTTTCTGCAAGAAGTGGCATGCTATAAAATACGCAAGCCATAAGTACATCTTCAAAAAATATTTCTGCGGTTTGAGGTCTAGCTATATATTCTAAAAAAAATAAATTAGGTGGGCAATCATCCATAGTGAATTTAGTTAACCCGTGCAGTGATCCTTTTGATCCTCTACCATCTACGGTTCCTGATATATCATATGAGTCACAGCCAAATGCTCCCATATGTTCATTAGCAGGATATTTTTTATTATTTTTTAAAATAATTCTATTTTGTTGACCTAGTTCTGGTATCCATGAAACTAAAAATCTACCTTGTTGACTTGGCGAAAAAACTACTCTTGAGTCTTTTACTCCACCTTCCCACTGGAAATTACCCTTAGTTACAACTCCAGAATATTTTAAATCTTCATTATAATCTATTTGTTCGTAAATTTTAGTTAGATTAAATAAAGATTGTTTTGTTTCATCTCTGAATGCATGTTTTTCTGTACGTGGAAACTGTCTATATAATTCATTAAGCGCATCAGGATCATCCTTAAGGCCATCTACTTCATTTTCCCAATGCTCGATAACACCGATTTCAATTGGGAAACCGTCTGGCCCCTTCTTTTTTTCTTTGGGTGTCTCGAAGACAGGTAGTCCATAAGAATCAATGTATCCTTCGTAATTCCATTCCATAGGTATGAACAGGCTATATAATCCCGAGCTAGTCTGCCCATTTCTGTTTCTTCTGGTAACGTCTGAATCATCATATATTTTTTTATAGTTTCTACCACCTTTATCAAGAGCATTGCTCGTTGATCCCATCATACACTTACCTATAATTCTAGAACCTAATCGTAAACAAGTTTTTGTAACCCTCCAGTTATTTAATATATTATCAGGTTTTTCCCATTTACCACTTTCATCATGTACAAGTAGTTTTAATTTTTCACCATCATAACTATTGTCCCCTGTGTTTTTCCAGTCAATAGTTGTATCTAATCCTTCAAGTTCTTCTAACTGTTCATTGGTGTCTAATTTTTTTCTAGTGAATCTACTGGCTGGGACTCTGTATGCAAGCTCCGTCTTCGGCCTATCCATACCGTCTTGAATCGGTTTGAAGAAGAACGGATAATTAACGGAGATGGGTACGATTTTGTCGGTAAACATTTTCTTAGCATCCGACCCTGACTTTGATAAGACACCGAATCTAGCATCGCTTGATATTGTGGCCATGTTAACAGCTTCGCCCGATGCCATAAAAGAGAATCCTGAACGCCTGTTCTTAAGATAACACATTCCGTAGCACCTTGTATCTGCTTTGCAAGCTTCCCAGAATATATAGAATAATCTGTTTGCTTCCCTAAAGTCTGCTTGCCCAACATCAATTTTTGACCATTGCAAATACATGTAGTGAGTACCAGTAATATAGATAGCTTTACCTTTATTAGTAAACCAATAACCTTCGTGGCGTCTAGCAAATTCTCTATCAATATACGCATACCATTTATTTTTAAAATCATCTGGATATTGTTTCCAGTCAAATATTGTTTTTATTTTTTTTAATGTTTTAGGATACTCATGAACAGTCCACCTGTCGTTTTCTTTATCAACATTATTTTCTTTTGGTAATGCTATTTTAAGATTTTGTATTTCATATATTTCACCTATTTGTCCAGTTTGAGATATAACAATAACATCATATTCTTTATTATAACCATAATCCCATTTTTTAGATTTATTTAATCTTTTTATTACGTGGGGTTTTATATGATCAATTACTTTATATAAAGTTTGCTTATACATTATTTAGATCGTCTTTCTGCAAAACCTCCAAAAGCTTCAGTTTTCTTTTCTTCTTTTGGTTTTTCGTTTATCATATCCTCTTCTTCTTTAATACGATTAAGTATTTCAAAAGCGTCAAATATAGCTAGCTTTTTAGTAGCTGCTGCATTTTTTAATCTATCAGCTGATATATCATCATCAGAATCAACAATAGCTTCTTTAGCAACTTTTATTAATTCCTCAACCGCTTTGTGCCCAGCTAGGATTATGTTCAACTTCGTTTCCTTGACGTTCATATTTAATTACAATATCATTAGATTTCATACAGTAAAGTCTTTTACCATCTACAATAAAATCATATTCTCCGCCTGGTGTGTAACCTACAAGGTCTCCCTCGCTTATTTCTAGCGCTTCTAATGAACTATTACCGTATTTTAGTATACCAATAAGGAATTGCTCTAAATTATTATGTATATCAACTTGATCTTTAATTGGAGCAATAAAACATCTATTGCCAAAAGCTTTCCATTTGTCTTTTTGTTTATATAAATAAACTTGATCTGGTTGAACAAAATAAAGATTATCTTTAAAATATGCTTTACTATTTTTTTCTTCACCTCTAACGTTATACCATCTTCTGAATACATTATGATGTATCATAATTAAATCTCCTACTTTAATAGAAGTTTTGTATACTATTGGAACCTGTATAACTTTAGCAATATTATTTACTGATTTAAAAGTTTCAATTTTAGTGTTAATTATAAGGCTTTTGTCACCTACTTTTACTTCATTATTATATCGTTGGCCATAAGGCTCAACAATAAAATCAAATAAACTTTTCATTAATACTCTAAATCATACTCAACGGATATTGCCATGTTAGAATTAAACTTCTTCCACGGCAATACTTCGTCTTGTTTTTTGATAAAAATATTATAAGAATTATCTTTTTTATCAGAAAGTATATGTGATATAATGTGACCACCATATACCGACTGCCCTATCGAGTAGTGCATAGCATCGGTTTTGTAGTCAGAACCAATACTGATCTTTCTAATAACTGAAGACATTATTTCTTATCCTCTTCTTTTTCAATAGGTTCATATGTTCCATCTTCTAAATTAATATTGATAGAGCCATATTCTTCTTCTAGTTCTTTTTTGAAGTCTTCAGTCTTTTTGTTTTCTTCATGGAACTTCCCTAATACTGCGGATTTTTGGGCTTCTAAGAAACCTACTTCATTTAAGAGTTTGTTCAACTCTTTTTGAAAGCCTTGAATCTTTTCTAATTGGTCTTTGGTAATCATTGATTTTACTTCACTCATTTTAATTTAATTTAATTGGTTATTAATGTATTAATATAGTTACAGGTTTTCTTTACTTTTTAAATATACTTGTAACCTTTTCACTACTTCGTCCGCCAAAATAGGCTAAAACTACGGCCATCATTACTTTTTCAAATGTATCGTTCCACGTAACACCTATGTTAAATGGTATTGATTCTACACTATCTAATATTCCAGCTAGTGAGAATATAACAATACACCACACTAAAACTAATGGGCGTACATTTTTAGAAAGCCATGAATCTGATATTGAGTCGGCTTGCCACCTTGAAGTGACGGCTTCCATTTCTTTGTTTTGTTGTTCAAATATAAGTTGTTGTAATTTTATTTTATCTTCACCACTTACATCAGATTTACCAATAGCAGCAATAGCTTCTGCTGGTGAACTAACACCACTTAGAACACTGCCTAATGCAGGGTTAACTAGTGATGCAGCACCAAACAAAAGTTTTCCTACAGTGGTATCTTTAAACTTTTTTTTAGGTTTAGACATTATTTAGAACAAACTCCTGGTTTGTTGTAAGGTTTTTTAGGTTTAATTTTCATAATCTATTTTTTCTTTTTCATTAAAAAAGCTGGTAATTTCTTTTTATTTTTTGATTTTGAACTACTTTTTTTTGGGGAGCTTTTGTACGCCATAATTATTTGTGTTTTTTAAGTTTAGCTAATTTTATAGCTTTTTTGTCTATTATTTTCTCTACTTCTTTTTTTTTCTTTTTAGCCATGTTATTGTTTTTTACCTGGAAACATTTGATTAAGTTTTTCTTTACGCTGTTGGCAGCCACAGGGTATGTTTAAACCCTGTGACACTGCATCAACAACTTTTTTAATACCAGTTGCTTTAGTGAATGATTCTATTTTATCACCTAAGCCTTTATTCATTATGCTTGAACAAATGATCTCCAATATAATCTTAGTCCAGTTCCGCCACTATCTAGTCCTAGTGAAACTGAAGATACAACCCCACCTGGATTAGCTTTCATAGCATATTGAATAGATTGTTTTAAAAGTGGAGAAGTTGATGTTGGAGTTCCAGCTGTACCTGTTGCAGCTGTACCAGCTATCACAGTAATTACATCAGCTGCTCCAACTGAATTAAGTTGAACTGTAGCTGTAGTTGCTGAAGCTTGAAAAACTCCACTGATTAAATCTACGGGAACTAAATTGATCCCGTCTTGAAATGTAGAAGCGCCAGCCAAACCTGAGTTAGCGCTGTCTGTTACGTTAAATGAAATGTACTTTGCCATAATAATTTTGTTAATTTTTGTTAATTTTTGTTAATTTTTGTTTTGTTTTGCGGGTTTACATCCCGTTTTTATCGTATTGATGTTTACCACTAGATTTGCTATCTCTAACAATAACATTTTCTTTTATAAATCCTCCTTTTTTACCGCCTGAAGTAACTTTACCAAGGCCAGATCCGTAAGGTTTTAAATGATGTGTTTTTAGTCCCATTATGAGTGTGAGTGTTTAGACATAAAGCTTTTATCAGCTTTTATATCGCCAGCTAATTTAGAGATGTGTTTTTCATCAGCTGTTTGGTTAATGTTTTTGTATTTGCCTCCTTTTTTTTGATCATCTAAAACATCTCTTTTTAAATAATCTATGTGAGCTTTATCATCTTTGATAGCAGACTTCACGTTGCCTTTATTAATTTTAGTTTGCATAATTATTTTTTTTTAATATTAACTTAATGCTACTATATCACTTACACCACCTTGTGTGTCTGTAGAATAAACTTGAACTACACTAACTGGTAATATAGATCCAGCTACAGGGTTTTTAAATGTAATAACTTCGTCGTTTATAGTATGTACTTTAATTGATGGTAAAACAGCAAAAGAAAAAGTTAAAACAGTATCAGCTGCTATTTGTGTTCCAATGTTTGCGGACAAAGTAAATTGTTTAGAGCTTTGAACACTAAGAACCGTTGCGCCAGTTGGTACATTAGTTCCGTGAACTGTCATTCCCACTTGTATTCTAGGGTTATCTACCTTAATAGTAACAATAGCTTGACCTGTATTAGACTGGTTAGCTGTTGCGCTAGTGTTTCCACCAAAATTATCTTGTTGTATAGGTGAATTACCAATGTATACATTATATTCTTTCCAATAAGAGATTGGTGTTGTTGCTCTAGCTCTACCATCAATCAACAGCGTATCACTTGGAGTAACTGCTATTCCTGATTTAAAAGCGTCTGTGTAATAATTTCTAATCATTTTTTTTTATTTTTTTTTGTTTTTATTACAAAAAGATCTTGCAGCTTCTTTACTACCAAATCCCCATTTTTTAAGAGCCATCTTTAATTTAGTTGGTTCTCCTTTTGAATTTTTTAATGAACCTGCCATACCACCAAACCTACACGCAAAAGAAACTCTTCTACTCCCTTTACCAGACGTTTGTCTACTACCTAGTTTTTTACCAGTTTCTTTAGTGTAGTCTTTTCGCATTTTACGATTTTGTTTTTCGTATGATTTTTCAGTCATTATATTATTTTGTATTTTGTTTTACCATTTTCTTTATATGCTTGTAAACATCTTCTTCTGTTAACATCTTCTGATACATAACTTACATGAACCCAGGCAGGGTTAGTTTCGTCACCAAATTCCCAAATCATCTGATCGTAATCTAAATTGTTTTTTATATACTCATACATTTCTGCATTAGTTTTATAACCATAGTTGTCATCTAGGTCAAGTGCACATCCTATACAATGTTGAGAGGTTGTACTTCCGCCAATAGCAGAATTCAATTTGGGTGAGCGATAGAAACTATTAATAGCAATTGGACCACCCACCCATTTACGTAGAGGTTCAAATACTTTTTCAGCAATAGTTTTCATGTTAATTAAATCTATTTCTCTAGGTGTATTATCAATACTTAACCTAGTAGCTGTGTGAGATTTAATACCTTCTTTAAATGATATGTGTTCACTTATTCTATCACTCATTTTAGTGAGTTTTTACTTTTGAGCAAGACTAGTTATTGGGCCAGCAGTGTACGGACAATCAGCTTTAGAAACTTGCATGCTATTTCTAGCATTTCCTTTTACTAAATCTGTTGCCTTGTACGGTCCACCCCATACAGCTTGTATACCTAATTGTTTTTTATCTGCCATAATATATATATTAACTTATTTTACTTTCAATCTCTTCTGGATCTAAAGGAATATCTAAAATAGGAGCTGGCGTTGTTGGAACACTGTTAACATCAACAATAGAACCTTTCATTATTTCTGTTTGTGTACCTAAATTAACTTCAGGTTTTTGAAAGTTTTTTGTAAAGCTATCAGCATAAGGTTGAGTATCACCAGCCATTTGTTTAAAGTTTGGATACTCTTTTTGCCCCATGAAATTAATTTTATCTTCTACCATAATTATCTATTTTTATCTTTATTTACATTTTCTATAGATGTTATCATTACTTTATCTATATAAGTATTACCTTTCATTATTTTATTTCTAGCAACAGAAGTTGGTATATCTTCTGTGCCTAGCATAATACGGTACATACGACTTATTAGTTGTTTACACTTGAAGGAAACTTTATAGATATTATACTTTTGCGTTGTGCGGTTGTGTTTTCTCCAAACCGTTATCCAACCTTCTTTAAGTAATCTGTTCCAGCGTCTGTTGTCCCAACTATAAGAATACGTACCGATTTTAAAATCTTCTCTAGTGAAAAAATTCATGCAATCGAAATATATAAGTAATTCTAAATCTGCATCATTAAGATTATTATTTTTGCAAGCCCATTTTCTAATTATACGATAATGTTTTAAAAGATTTAAATCTTTTATATCTTTAGCTTCTAATCTCATAATACAACCACAACATGATCTACTTTTACCACGCTGTAAATGTCTTTTTTTATTTCTATTTGATGTGAATTATTTTTATCAAAATATATAATATTACCTTTTTTTATACCTAAAACTTCATTACCTGCAGATATTACAGTTGCTTCTTCATACCTTATATCTTCTCTTTGTTTTTCTGCTAACAATAACCCGCCTTTAGTTTCAGACACACCTTGTTTTACAGCTTGTATAATTAAATTTCTACCTATTGCCTTCATTAATTCTTAAGTTATTAATTATACAATCAGTTGATAATATTGTTGTAGCTACTGAAGCTGCATTTTGTAATGCACTTTTAGTCACGAGTAAGGGATCAATAATTCCTGACTCAATCATATTTACCATATCTCCTGTAACAACGTTTAAACCATATCCAAACTCTTTTATTTCCGAATAATCTTCAATACCAGCATTGTTTAATATAGTTAAAAAAGGTGCTTTAATTGCATCATACAAAATTCTTTGTGTTGGTTGTACAGCAATAAACTTTGATGCATTTAATAAAGCAATACCACCTCCTGGTACTATACCTTGTTTTATAGCAGCTTTAGTAGCACAAATAGCATCTTCGACTCTAGCTTGTTTTTCTTGTAATTCTACTTCTGAGTTAGCTCCTACTTTTACAACAGCTACTTTACCAGAAAGTCTTGCTAATCTTTTTTCTAATCTTACAACTATTAAAGGATCTTTAGTTTTAGCTAAATCTTTTTCTAGTTTGATTATAATATCTTTTACTTTTTGATTATTAGGTTTTGCTTGTAAAATTGTTTCAGTTTGACTTGTTATACTCTTTAAACATTCACCTAAATGTTCAGGACCTATTAAATCTATATCATCACCTAAGTCTTCGTTTATAATAGTAGCTCCTGTAACTAAAGATAAATCTTTTAACACTTCTTTTTTACTTATACCGTAAATAGGTGCATCAATTACATTTACCTTAATATTACCTTTTATTTTATTCATTGCTAACGCAGACATAACTTGTGTATCTATATCAGCTATTATTAGCAGCGATCTATTTTGTTTTATAGCGTATTCTAATACGTTTTGTATTTTTCTAACAACATCAACCTGTGATTCAACTAATAAAACTAAAGGATTATCTAATTCAGCTGTAGTTGTTTCTTCGTTTGTTACAAAATGAACATTTTTTAAACCTCTATTGTATTGAATACCATCAATAAGTTCATAATTTGTTTCAGGTAATTCAGTAGGTTCTAACATTACTACTCCGTTTTTACCAGCTGCTCTAAAAGCATCTGCAATAATTTTACCTAAAATAGGATCATTGTTTGTTGATATAGTTGCAACTTGATCTATCATGTCGCCTTCAACAGGAACAGCTATATCTTCTAAATATTGTATAGCTTGTTTTGTTGCTGTTTCTATACCTTGTTTTATATCTCTTGTTGAAGCTTTTGATTTGTAAGCTTCTTCTAAAATAGCATGAGCTAATACCGTAGCGGTAGTAGTACCATCTCCAGCTTCTCTCACTGTTTTTCTAGCCGCTTCTTTTAAAAGAGTTGCACCCATATTTTCTACTGGATCCAACAGTGTAATAGCCTCTGCTACAGTTACACCATCTTTTGTAATAAGTGGTTTACCAGTATTGTCTTCTAACATAACACACTTACCACTAGCCCCAAGAGTGGAGCTAACGGCTTGTGTAAGTTTTTTAATACCAGCAAACACATTGTTTTTAGCATCTGAACCAAAGCTCAGATTTTTTACAATTGCATTTGACATAATTTAATTTAATTTGATTTGATTTATTGATATTATTTAAACGTCTTAACTACTTTAGGTCCTTTTAAGAAATCTACTTTTTTCTTGTAGTGATCAACACTACCATCAATAGCGATTTCAGCGGCTTCCATAGTTTCACGTCTTGTTACATCGTACCATTTGTCTTTTTCTACAAGGTCACGGTGTTCGGTTTGAAAATAACCATTAGGTAACTGAACTATTCTCCAATGTTTCTTTTTGGATAAATGTTTCCATACGTTAATAGTTTCTTCGGTAATCTGCGGTGTTTGTGGTTGTCCCATACTTGTGGACAACGAGTAAAAATAAGTCATCGTTTTTTGGTTTTAAGGGTTAAACATTATTTTTGGTTAATATTGCGTCGCTAGCAATATAGGTTTAATTATAGTATCACTTGTTTTTTTACAAACTTACACTATTCTTCCACTGGTGGCACTGGTGGTGCTGGTGGCATATCCCATGTAAAATATAAATCTTCATTTACAGGTGTAATTTGAAGGTTAATGTTATCTTCAATAGATTTAGCCATTGAAGCTACATCTAAAACATCTTCAAGCCATCCGATCACTACGTTTTCAAAAGCTTCAGTATCTGCATATGGTACAAAAGGTTCTCCAGCTACATAAGTAAAGCTTTGAGCACCTATTTGACTTGCTTGATATTGTTGTCCTCCAGACTTTTCAACTCCTTGATAAGTCCAATGTACTGTGTATATCACATTATCCTGGCCTTCAGCTTGAATATGTGCATTCATTTGGTTAATATTCCATTTGTAAGTAATTGCCATTTTTATTGTTTTAATTTATTATTTATGCCGTAATTTGTGTTACGGTCCATGTAACTAATTTTCCATTTTCTGGTGGATTCCATTGTGGTATATTTGATGGTGAACCGGGATTAGACCAAAACCATACCCAATCATTTGCATTGTAAGCACCACTAAGTCTAGTTGCAACAGCAGAGCTTCTATCAAATTCTTGTGTATAAGTAACGCCACTAGTGGTCCATTGATATATTAATGTTTTCCAAGAATTAGGTGGATTAGTATTGCTATTATCACCATTATTTAATCTAAATACTATATTATTTCCTCCTGGTGGTACCCCTGAAGAAGAGTCTAAATAAAGACCCGTTACAACGGCATTACCTGATGTTTGAGCACCACCAATTAATGATTTAGCTATTGATGTGTTAGTGGAGCTTCCCACACTACCTTGTTGAGCTACTGCAAAACCTCTCCAATAAATCAATCCTCCTATTGAAAAAGAAGTAGCTGTAGTCATTACTCCACTATGATCTGGACAAGGTCTATTATATGCTGCCCAATCACTAAATTTATATGGATATGGATAAGGCATTTTAACAGGTTGGATTAGTATATGTTATTCTTCCGCTTGCATCAACTACAAAATCATTAGCGCATGTTGTGTAATCATAATTGTATGTTCCTCTTTGATTACTCAATGGTGTAGGGTTATTTAAATTAGAAATACTTTCAAAACCTTGAGCACCAAGTGAATTAACCCATGTTTCACCATTTGTCCACTCTGCTGTTATAAAATAAACAGTTATAGGCACATTAGGAGGGGTTTGAGTCCCATCGTAGTATGTTGCTGTAATAGATGTAAAATCTGAACTAAAAGCTGGACCATATGGAGGGTTTGAAGAGCAAGGAGAATTGTTCCAAGCTGGATAACTTACTCCTGAACCAGCCGCTTGGCCAGAATTCATTAAATCATACATATGTATAGGACCGGTAATTGAACCACTAGAGCTATAATTATTATAATATAATTCTTTAGCTATTCCTAACATTGATATATTTGTATTTGGTACTGCCATTATTTAATTTTTTTCTTTAGTTCTTCTATTTCAGCTTTTAATTCTTTAATAGCTTCGACTAGTATTGGTGTTATACCTTGATGTCTCATTGATAGCATACCGTTGTCATTTTCTCTAACAAGTTCAGGTAAAACTTCTTGAACGTCTTGAGCTATAAATCCTATATCTTCTTTTATATCAAGTATACCTTCTGATTTTTCTTTCCAATCAAACGTTACACCTTTTAGTTTCATTGTTTTTTCTAAAGCATTTTCTACAGGTTTTATATTTTTCTTTAATTTTTTATCTGATGGAGAACCGTATGCAACAATATCACCAAGTATAGTCAAAGTACCACTTGAGTTTAATTTACCTGTTTGAGCCGGTGTTGATCCTGTTCTAAAACAAACTGCATAACCAGATATTGTAGGCCCTTCATTTGCTTGATCATAAAAAGTTGCTGTACTAGTTGTAGGATTTGAGTGATTAGCTCTAAACCTATATGAATCAGTAACAGCGTCTCCAGTTATTGTAAGATCTCCAGTATAAGAACCAGACATTGTAATATCGTTTGCATTAGCCGTTATACCGTTACTACCAATAACATTTAATGTAACACCACCACTTGTTCCACCACCAGTCATACCTGTACCAGCGGTCACGCTAGTTATATCACCTGTTGTTGGTGGAGCTGTCCATACCAAATTTATAGAACCTGAAGCTTTTGATAGATAATAACCTGTTCCAGGTGCTGCGGTTGTTGGCATTCTCCAATACGTATTAGCTATAGTTGAAGTTGCAGCGGGACCAACTAACTCTAAATTTCCATTACCATATAGCTTAACTAATGTGTCAGTTACCCTAGCATTTCCACTATTTGAATTTAAATATTCGTTTATAATTGCAAGATAACGAAGTTTATTATCATCTGGTGTAACAATACCTGGATTAAAGAAAATTTCATTTTCTCTGCTTCCACCAGAATTATTATAAGCAAAAGCCATACCTTGATTGTTTATAGGTGCCGCGTTTGCTGCGTTACCAGCCACATACAAATAACCATCAGATCCAGAACCATTCATAATTATTCTTTGATTTGTGGTATCTCCTCTTTGTGTGACTGATTGTAAATCGTCAGCTTCTGAAGTTAAATACCCACTGTCATTAGTCCACATGGATATATTACCTGATTTGTTGGTTAAAGTACTTGTACTTACGTTAGAAACTAAAGTTGAACTTGAACCAGCTGGTAATAACATTGTGTTAGTTACACCAGCACTATGAGGCTGAGCAGATAATGTTTGACCATGACTATTATCATAACAATTAAGCTTTATTTTTGCATCTACTGAAGATCCATCACCTTTTATTGTTAGTATAGCTCCAGAAGGTACTATTTCATCAATAACAGGAGAGGTTAATGTTTTATTAGTTAATGTTTGAGTACCTGTTTTTGTAACTACGGTGCTGTCTATAGAAAATTCTTCATTTGATAAACTTAAACCTGTTCCAGCCGTATATTGTGTGTCATCATTAGGTGGTGTAGCCCAAGCGTTATCACCTCTTAAAAAAGTTGAACTACTAGCTGTTCCTGACGCGGATAAATCTAAAGTTGTTAGAGCCGAAGCAGCATCAGGTGTTGTTTTTATAAAAGTTCCAGCTGTTAACTGTATTGTTGATGCAGTACCTGTGTTTGGTGTTATAGTTACATTAGTGTTATTACTACCAGGAGCTGACAAACTAATAGTATAAGTTATAGGTGGTGTATCGCTATCAGCTCTCCAAGCTGGTACGCCACTTGCGTTTGTTTTCCAAACTAAATTAGCATCTGTAGCTGCTGGAGCGGCAACATAACCAGCAACAGTTACTGCATTTGGAATCCATGGTGGTACACTAAAACTACCATCACCATTTAAATAATATGTTCCTCCTTGTGTTCCAGCAGCAGGCGCAGGCACAAGACCAGCTGTTCCCGCCACATTAGCTGTAGAAGAAACAAAATCATCATATGTTGTTCCAGTAGGCACAACCCATGTTGCATCAGCTCTTAAAAATTTATCAGCATGAGGGTTTGGTAAAATAGGTACTAAACCAGCTGTACTTGTTGTAACAACACTATAAGTAGTATTAGGTGATGTTAAAGTCATTAAATATGGATCTGTCGTAGTACCTGCTCCTGTTAAAGCAGTTCCTAAAGTTCCTGTTGCAGTTTCGAATTTTAAAAATTCATTATTAAGTAGTGTTTTATTTACAGGCGTACCTTGTGTATCTCTTACTTTCCATTGATAACTTCCAGCTGCACTGTTAATAGTAAAAGCAGTTGCTGAAGTTCTAGTTACTGTAGTCGCACCTGATCCGGTAATAGTTATATCATCAGGACCACCACTACCAGCTAATCTAAGTATAGGGTTACTATTTGATCCACTATTTTGCTCTACAGATAAATCATATGTATTTTGAGTATTTGTATCAGGAGAGGTAAGCGTCATTATATAAGGATCGCTTGTACTACCAGAACCTGTAAGCGCTGTACCTAATGATCCTGTAGCTGTAACAAATTTTAAATATTTTTCGTTATCAACTGTTTTATCTAAATCTGCAAAATCTCTAACATACCATTCAGTATTTTCTTGAGTATCAGTCCAAGGTACATTAGCAAACATTTTTTCCGAATTCAACTGTATTGCATAATTTCTATTTGCAGCGTCTGTAGTATATCCTATTTGTACTCCACCTCTAGTACCATCTGCGGCAAGTGGAAGAGTGTATGTTCCTGGTGGAACATCCCAAGTATTATCTCCTCTTAAAAATGTAGTTCCATCTTTGGTTCCAGTTGCTGATAAATCTATTGTACCAACAGTTACAGCACCAGTTGCGGCTGAATTTTCTATTCCAGCAGATATAAATGTACCATTAGCATTTGTAAATGTAGTTACACCTGCACCTGTATAACTAGGGACATCCCATGTGTTATCTTTACTTAAAAACCTTGTGCTAGTATCAGAAGTGCCGTCTTGTGCACTTAAATCAGCTGTAACAGTCACAGCACCTGTTGTTGCGGTGTTAGGTGTTAAATCTACATAAGTTCCATCAGTTGTAGTAACGGTAGTTACACCTGAATTTGTAGCAGGTACTCTAGTCCAAGCAGTTCCATTATAAATACACCAATCACCTAAATTCCAAGAATTTGGAGCCACACCTGATCCGTTTGGTGCAGCGGAACCAGCCACATCAACTATGTATAACCAACCATCAGCTGGTGATAAAGCTGTTAAGTCTGGATTACCACCGCCTGTGCCTGCAGCACTCCAAGTATCTTTAAACTGTAAGCCCGTTGGTATTGCACCCCAAGATCCATCACCTTTTAAATAAGTTGTTCCAGTTCCACCTTCAGGTACGTAACCCACATTAGCACCACCAATATATTTAGCCGATGTTAAAGTTAATTCTCTATTTGCTATACTTTCAACTAAAGGTGCACCCGCTGAATCTGCTGTAGCTAAAGTAACGCCAGTTATACCAGTGTCTGTATTTGTACCTGTTAAAGTTATTGTGTTACCTGTTTGTGATGCCGCAACACTACCTGCACCTAATATTAAAACCGTTCCACCACTGTTGCTTAATAATATGCCAGAATTAGTATTATTTGATCCAGTACCTGTTATAGTTTGAAAGGGATTTTGCGTATCGGTCCAAGGTACATTAACAAGCATTTGTTCAGTATCTAAAGTTACCGCATAATTTCTTGCTGTGGCATCTGTAGTATAACCTATTTTAACACCACCTAAATCTGCAGCTGTAGCAACTGGTAAAACATAAGTTGTATCTGTCCAAGGAACATTTACAAACATTTTTTCACTACTTAATTGAACTGGATAATTTTTAAGATTTTGACCATAACCTATTTGAACACCACCTCTTGTACCATTTGCAGCTAAAGGTAAAGTATATACTGTGTCAGTCCAAGGCACATTAACAAAAGCTTTTTCTGCAGCTAATTCTAATGGATAATTTTTAAGATTTTGACCATAACCTATCTGAATTCCACCTCTAGTTCCATCAGCTGCTAAAGGTAATACATAAGTACCTGGTATTGTAGATATTAATTGTAAACTACCTCCACCATCAATAAACTGAGTATTATTACCAGCTCCAGTAACAGTTAAAACTCCGGCTGTTGTTATAGGTGAATTAGTTACTGTAAATGCGGTAGGCATAGTAAGACCAACGCTTGTAACCCCTAAACTTGTATTATTTATCCATTGTGTACCTACGTTTGTTGATGATAATATTTGACCAGCTACTCCTGGTTGATTAGAAGAGTCATAATATTTTCCAGAAACAAGTAAATCATTACTTATAGTGATAGAATTAGTAGTTGTAGATCCAAGATTTGTAACTTGTTGTAATGTTTGAGCTCCTCCTCCAGTTCCTATTAAATCTAATATACTTTGTACAGTAAAACTAACTGTAGGATTATTTTTAGGAGAATTATCATCATTTTCATCATGCGTTATTGTTCCAATTAATAAGTCTGCCGCTTTTGGCGTATTTAAAGGATACGAATATATTATTGCCATTTATTATTTGTTTTCTAATTCTTTTACTCTAACTTCTAACTCTTGTATTGCTTTAACTAATATTGGAACAAGTACTGAATATTTTAATGATTTTATTCTATCACCTTGTGGATTTAAATCGTCTTCTACTAATCCAGGAAAAACCTTTTCAGTTTCTTGTGCTATTAATCCTATTTGTTTTAAATCATCTCCTATAAAATTAAAGTTTTTTACTTTTAATTTTTTAACATCTTCTAGCTTAGGCGTTGCATCAGTAATATTTTCTTTTATAGTTTCATCTGAATACTGACCGTAAGAATTGTTTCTGTTTCTTAGGTTACCATTTAAATTACACAGAAGCATGTTTGTATCTGATCCAGATGTTGGAGCAGCTTGAAATACTAAATGATAACCACCAGCATTCATTGAAGCAGATGTGTATGATAATAAACCTGTTGGGTTACTTACACCATTAAGATTGTTTTTAATACCAATACCATTAGCACTGTTTATTTGTATATTTAATTTACCTCCTATATTACCTGAATTAAAACCTATACCTACATCTTGAAGAAAATAACCATTTTGCCCAGATAATGTTCCAACAAGTGTTAAAGCGTTTATGTTACTTGTACTGGCAAAATCTCCATAATATGTAGTATTTGTATCATAAAAAATTGGGGCAGTCATGGATGTTCCTGATGCTAAAGCTCCAGATTTAGTCTGAGAACTTCCCCCACCGTCTAAAACTAACCTAGCTGTAGATTGAGACCCGTTAGTTGTTCTACTAACCCAAAAATTGTCAGAGTGAAAAGCGTGGGTTAATTGAAAAGAATAATTATTACCACTCGTCCAGAGATCTCCTGCAGATTGAATATAGTTTACCCAATCTGTAGTTGGAGGGTTATTTGCAATATTACTTCCAAAGTAAAAACCAGATGGTTCACTGGTTCCTGCAAAAGAATACACTCGTGTGCTTTTTCTTCCAGAGCCACCTGAAACTATCATGCTTGGTGTTAAACCTCCTACATTAGTAGCATTAGTAGCATTAGTAGAATTAGTAGCGTTAGTAGCATTTGCTACAGTCTGAGTGCTAATATTACCACTATGAATAATCTGTTTAGTTGTATTCCAACTACCACCTTTACCCGCTCTTAAATACCAATTTTCATAAACAGTTGTAGTAGAAGGTCCAATAATTTGCCAACTAGCATAACCATCACTCCAACCTTTCATTTGTATATATGATTGCCAATTTCCATTGCCAGGAACTTGATTTGTAAAACCTAAGTTCATAGCATGATCGGTTTCAGCGTTTGGAGGTATATCACCAGCTCTTGTATCTTTTATAAAGTACCCTGTAGTACCATTCCATCTTCCTGTATAAGTACCTGTTAAAGATACAGTTCCTGTTGTTGTAATTGTTCCACCTGTAATTCCATTGCTTGTAGCCACTGAAGTTACTCCACTTGACTGAACAGGGTTAGGTAAGTTAACAGAATCCCAAACTGTTCTCCAACTTTGCCATGTTCCACTATTTTTACCTCTTACGGCTATTTCACCTGTTCTAAAATTACTAAATATCTGAGAAACCCAAGATGAACTATATGCGGCAACAAAAAGACCTCCATCGGCATAACCAGCAGCTGAAGATGCATTACAATAACCAGACATGTTAGATGTAGCAGAATCTACAGCAATACCACCAGTACTATTTCTAGACGTAAAAGTAGTTCCAACAAAATTAGTTGTAGCTGTTACGGTTACAGCTGGACCTGAAGCATTAGTTAAACTTATACCTGTACCTGCAACTAAAGAAGTTAATGTACCCGTATTACTAGTGTGTGAATTCCATGTGTTTGAATTACCTCCACTAGCATATATCACGCCTCCAGCTGTAAAACTTCCAGCTACAGTATTGTTTCCTGACATATCTAATGTCCATCTGTCAGCCGATGCAGACCATCCACCTATTCTAAGTACATTATCACTGTCTAGCCCAAAATTAACAGCATATGCACCAGGTCTATGGAAATGCATAATAGCTCCAGCGCTACTACTACCATAAACGCCTAGTCCAACAGCAGATGACCCGGCTGTTGATCCAATACCATATACATCTAATGGATAAGTTCCTGCTGTAAAATCTGTTGATCCAGTTACGGTTCCACCAGCTAGTGGTAAAAAAGGACCTGCACCTGGGGTAACACTATCAACATAAGCTTTGTTAGCAGCATCAGTGCTATCGGTAACTGTATCAACGCCTTGTATTCTACCTGTGCCTCCTAAAGTTATATCACCTCCTGAAACAGTAAAATCTCCAGCTATAGTAACATTTCCAGAACCATCAAAAGATTGTTGTACAACATTATTGTGTTTAAATTCTATGTAATCAGGGGTTGCTTCTCTGTAAAATATACCATAAGTTGTTGCGTTAGCAAGTATAACCATAGGTACAGTAGCACCGGCAACATAATTAATTCCAAAACCAGTTGCGCTTGTTGTAAAACCTGAAAAAGTTGCACTAGTTCCTGTTAAAGCACCCCCAACAGTAAATGATATACCAGAAGCTGTAGCCGTAGCACCTGTAAGTGTACCACCAGATAAAGGTAAATAAGGTCCACCAATAACAGTTGAAGCTGCTACCCAAGTTGGTGCTGCATTACCATTTGATTTTAATATCTGTCCAGCCGTACCGTGGTTACCGTTAAATTGTACAGCACCTGTAGAGTGAACGTCAAATATCCCATTTATATTAGATAATGATGCCATAACTATATATTAGCAGATGTAAATAATTTATATACAAGTTTTAATTTTAAATTAGTAAATCCACTTGGTAGAGTACCACCACTTACTCTATGTAAAGTTGTTCCAGCACCAGGCAAATAAGGTCTTACAACAGCATTACCTGTAACCGCGGGCCTATAAAGCATACCGTTTCCACTGTTATTATTGGTCATATAATTCCATTGAGTTGAATTAACTCGTGTTACAGTTTGAACACCTGGTATTTGGTTAGATTGCCTCGCTTCTAGTTGAAGACCACTATTACTAGTGACTGTTCCTGTTGTCATCCAATAACTTTCTTGTATTACTACATATGTTGCGCCAGGTCCTGTTGTTCCACCTCCAGGAGCTGCTATTAAAGTATATCCACTACCTCCAAAACCAGCATTAAGTTGAGCTGCAGTAAAAGTCCATGTTTGTTCTAAAACAGCAGGTGTTAATCCACCACCTGCAACTTGCCAACTTGGAGAAGCATTCCCATTTGATGTTAATACTTCCCCTGCAGCTCCGTAAGCTGTAGCGGATGTTCCTAAAGCTATAGCGCCTGTGCTTGTTATAGTCATACGAGTGCTACTATTAGTTTCACTTCTAAATATATGGTTTGACGCACTATAATAATTATTGTTATCAACATAAGGAAACCAGTTATCAGCCGTTCCATTAGAAAGAACATTTCCTCCACTCGCGCCAGCATTAACTTCAATACCACTAGCGTTAGAATTTACATTTGCACCCACAACTAACTTAGCACCCGGGTTGGTATTATCGATCCCAACGTTGCCAGTATCTTTAATAAACATTAAACTTGAACCATTTCCATCTTTAAATTGAAAGCTTCTACTTGATTGGTTATTGTCTGAATCTATGGTTATAGCTCCTGATTCTCTAAAATTAATTTCAGCAAAACCTCCTATTAAAAAATTTATTGCAGATCCATATAATCCAATGTTACCATTATTTTCTACATGAGCTTTTTCATTACCTGCCTCGTTATAAACAACAAAATTTTTAGCGGTTGTTGCACCTAAATATCCTTCAATTGTATTAGCTATTTTTAGTTCAATTAATGCTGAGCCAGGAGCATTTCTATTAAGACTTAATATAGTTCCAGATCCTGAAAAAATTGCTGTTGTTCCTGTAACACTTCCTGCAAAAGTTGCGTTTTGTGTACCGCCAATAGTTAATGCTAATGTTGGTGTGCTTCCTGTTTTTATTCTAAAATCTCCTGCTGTACTAATTTCTGCGCCAGTTACATTGTTTTCTGGTGTCATAAATGAATTAGCAGAATATTGTAATTTTTTTCCAGCGGCTAAATTTATATCTCCTGCAAAAGTTGCGTTTTGTGATGAGTCTAAAGTTAAAGCTGCTAATCCACTAGCGCCTGTTGCAATAACCAAAGCATTGCTTTCTGTACCATATATAATCCCTAAGTCTCCTTGATTTACATTTGACCAAGTAATAGCGGGTCTAGATGCTCCAGAACCTTTAACTACTAACCCTGTATAATTAGAAACACCATCAATAAGTACAGTTCCTGCAAAAGTTGCATTTCCTGAAGTGTCTATAACTAATCTACCAGAAGCAGCATCTACATCATAAAAATTTAATGAACCATTTACAGCTGAATATATAGAAAATGTTTTACCTTGTGCAGCTGAGTTATCTAAAGTTATAGAAGCACAGTTTCCATTTGTTATAGATATTCCACTTTCAGTACCTGATATATTATTTATAGGGGCTAAACTACCTATTTTAAGAAAATCTCCATCCGTGAATAGGAATTTATTATTTATATTTGATAAGTTTGCCATTATTTGTTTTCTAAGCTTGATATGAAATTATTTTACAGTTCCATCCGTGTGCATTACTATGCCACCCTGTAAATGTAATCGTTATGTTATTTGTTCCACCATTTGTTGATACAGATATTGCTCCACTACCAACAACAGCTGTTTGAACAAACCCAACAATACCATTTCCTATGTTAGTGTTACTTCCATTATCCCTCCAGTATATAAACCCATTGTTAACTTTACTTTGCCAACCTGTAACTTGTATTTCACATTGACCACCTTGAGGATTGTTTCCAAAAAGTGTAACAGGATTAAAAGTATAAGTTCCATTAGCTCCTTGATAACCAATATTTAAAACTCTAGGTGTGTTTAAAATAGTTTGTAAAGTGTTATCTCTTTGAAATTGTTTATCACAAATAGAATATCCGTTAACATCTAAAGGTTGTGTAGGCGCTCCAGTTGCAATACCTACTTTAATATCACCCGCGCCTGTATTTTGAAAATTAACTTCTCTACTAGCTCCACTAGACCACCCAATATTTCCTGTAGTTCCGTCTGAAGATATATCAAACACGCTAGAACCATAAACATACATTTGTAGTCTAGGTGTTCCACCAGCAACTGTTTCTATTAACACTTGTCCATTTGTAGGGTTAAGTACTGCAGAGTCTGTTCCAAAATGAACACCTCCATTAACGTGTAAAGTTGCGTTAGGCAAATTCGTCCCGATTCCGACGTTGCCACTATTACTCATATACATTACATTAGTGTTGAGACCACCTGCATTATTACCTGTATCAAACTGAAGACCACCGTTATCTAATCCTTGTATTCTTGCTAAAGTTCCACCAGGATTTGTAAAACTTATTAATGAATCTAATCCATCTGTTGAATTATGCAGCTTTATCATATCTTCAGCCGTATTCTGAATTACTAGTTTATAACCTGTAGGCGAATCCGTTCCGATCCCGACGTTACCTACCTTATCTATACGCATTTGCTCAGTTGAAGCAGAACCACCTGTTTGTGTCCAAAAAGTTAATGCAGAACCACCATTACCATTAGATTCTTGATGTACAGAGTTAATTCTTGTTTCAACTAATTGACTTGCTGAACCACTCCAGTACCTACCACTCATTCTAATTGAGTTTTGTATTTCATTACTGTCTACTAAACTTGCGTCATAATTTCTCATTATAAGCGTGGTTTCACCAGATTGTCTTCCAGATCCTACATTTAATATACCATCAATATTTACATTTGCTCTGTTGTTATTAGCATTAAGCCCGTTGGTATTCATAAAATGAAAAGTAGTGTCTACATTACCACCACCAGGTGTTGTTAGTGGCATAAACGTTACCGTAGGTGCTCCACTATTATAACCACCGTAAGTCATTCTCACTTGATCATAAGCAGAACTATCACCAGCATTACTTAATCTAAAACCTAAAGTTGTGCCACCAGCCACTTCAAGCTTACCATCAGGCGAATTCGTTCCGATTCCTACGTTGCCTGAGGTGTCGATTAAAAATGGAGTAATTGTAGTTGCGCCCACTCTATTTATACGAAATGTACCATTTGTTCGAGAATACATACCCCATCCTTTATCATCATTACCATCACCTTGAACTAAAAATAAGCCGGTGTCAGCATAATTCCCTTGCTTTATTGTCAATATAGCACTACCTAACACACTCTCTATACCTATCATTACGTTTCCAACAGTATCTATACGCATTTTTTCTGTGGGAGTTTGATTACCGGTTTTAAAATGCAAGGGATAATTAACAACATCTAGACTTGTAGTATTAGGACTAATAGTCATTTTTCTTCCAGATGAACCTATAAAATCTGAATCTCCAGTTACTTGAAGTAAAGCAGAACCTGTTACACTCGTCGCTGTTGCCCCAATTAATACATTGCCTCCAGTTGTTACTAGGAATTTATTATTTATATTAGATAAATTAGCCATATATTATTTTAATTCATTACAACAGTTGCATCGTTTTGTCCAAATCCTAAATCAAGTGTAATACCTATTTTTTGAGTGTTAGTATAAACTGGAGTTATTGTACATTTTATAGAAAGATCAGTTGTATCTTGAGCAAAAACAACATTAAAATCACTTGTATCAAAATCTGGACCAGTATCTAATATTTTATTGTATAAAGGACTTGCACCATAAGATTTAACTACTGTATACTTTTTTGCAACAGCACAAGCTGTAGACGTGTCACTAGTTAGCATTACATCAAAAATCATAACACCTGTTGTTGCTCTACTTATTGTAAAAGCAACTCCTGCTACACCAGCATTTCCAGTTGTATATAGTTTAGTAAAAGTACCACCTTTACCTGTTCCACCCCCACCACCACCGTGGATTATATGACCATCAACAGTTAAGTTACCGTCAACAGTTAAATTACCTGCAAAAGTTGAAGATGATGCTCCAACTGTTAATTGGGCAACTCCACCTGCAGGTTGCACTACAAAATTATTTCCTACTGCTCCTATTTCAACATTTCCACTATTATCAGCTAACTGTATAACACCTGTTCCATCTGTGCTAGTAAAACTTGCAACAACATTAGTAGTTCCTGAATTAAAAACACCTGCAGTTCCTGAGTTAGTTGCAGTAACAGATCCTGTTACACTAATACCTGTACTTGTAGTGACAAATTTAACACCAGGAGTTGTTGTTCCTCTGTAAGATATTGATACGCCTTGACCACCGTGACTAAGCATAGAGCCACCGCTACCACTTTTTGATAAAGTTAATATATCAGAAGTTATTTTTAAATTACCAGATGTTGGACCTTCTATAAAACTATCTCCCGAACCTGTTGAATATATTTGAAGACTAGTTCCAGAAAGTTTTATTTTACTAGAATCTGTAAGTGTTATATCATCGTTTGCACTTACAGCAATATCAGTACCACCAGTTACATTGTTAACAGCTAAAACTTCTGCTAAGTTTTGATCAAGAACACCACTTACTTGGCTTACGTTTATCTGCTTAATAGTATTGTCATCAGCATCACTAACCCATAGTTTATCTGTAGCAGCTACTGTTATACCAGTACCATCATCCGCAGCTTCAATAGCATTATTATTTCCTACATAATTTATAGCTGTAGTTATAGTACCTGACGCTTCTGTGTTTATTATACCTGTACCACTTGCAAATGTAGCCGTACCTGTTGTAGTTATATTAGTTGTATTTGTTCCATCAGATAAAGTCCAGTATTGATAATTATCTAAAGTTGGGAAAGTAATTAAATTACCTAAACCATTTACATACTTAGTAGCACCACTAGCTCCACCAGCCCATGTTAAAGCTATAGCTGGAGTGGTTGTAGGGTTTGTAACCGTAACATCAAGTGCATCACCAGTTGTAGTTGCTGAAACACTTGTAACTGTACCAACTTCAAGAGCTGTCCATGTATTTGCATTACCTGAAGCTCCACCAGAAGTTAAAGCGTATCCAGCTGTACCGTATTCTGTACCATCTGTTGCTGTACCTAAAGCTAAACCTGTTTTTAATCTAGCTGTTTGTTCAAAAGTACCTGGACCTTTAAAAGTTGTTGTGTCTGTATTAGCATCACCAAGTGTTGTATTACCTTCAACTATTAAGTTTGCAGAATTACCTATTGTAACTGTTTTTGTTGCAGCAGTATCTTGACTTATAACACCTGTGCCTATAGTATTAGTTCCACTCCACATTGTGTATTGGTTAGGAGAACCAGATCCTAACACTTCGTTTGATTGATCTAGCTTTTGCCAAGCATCGGTGCCAGCACCATTACTTACATATATTGCCCAGTCACCAACTAACCAATCTGTAATACCATCTAAATCTTGACTACCAGCAGGATCAACAATCCAAAATTGACCGTTTACAGGAGTAGCTGATGGAGGAGTTCCTGCTCCACCTTCACCTACTGTTCTAGCATCCCATGTTCCTTCAAAAGCAAGACTACCAGCTATACCTGTAATCTGACCTTGTAGTTTTGCCATTGCAGCAAGTATCGTATCAGATGCAGCGATTGCAGCAGACGTTGGAGTTGGTAAGTTTGTAAGAACTTTACCAGTTACTGTAGTATCAGCTATTGTTGTAGCTAATGGCATATCACCACCTTGTGTGTAGTTATAAGGACCACCTGTTAAACTAACATCTCCACTCATAGTTATAGTTCCAGCACTTGCCAATTGAGCAGCTGTACTTGCGTTACCAATAAAACCTATTGGAGTATTTGTTGCGGTAAAAGTACTAGATGTTATGCTAACACCTCCTGTGTAGGTACCAGCTGTACCAGAAAAAGTACCATCTGAAAGAGTTGCAGCTTCTAATTCACCGCCTATAGCTACTTTACCAGTTGCGCCGCCAGCAAATGTAAATCCTGTAGCACCAGTTATAGTTTGAGCACCATCCCAATATGTAACCTGATTAGCTGCACCACCACCTGAAACAGATGTACCTGCTATACTTATTTTTATTTTTTTGTTTGTATTGTCCCACTCTGTAGCTATATTGCCAACGCCTTCAAAATCTATAGTATTTCCACTAGCAACAGTATAAGGACTACCTGTTCCACTGTCAGCTTCTATTAACCATGAATAAGGTGTAGGGTTAGGATCTGTTATCCAATTAGTACCTGTTGCTGTAGAAGATAATATTTGACCTGCAGTACCTACATCACCGCTTGAATCAGAGTAATAACCTGTATTTAAAATATTAACAAATGTACCTGATCCAGTAGATTCTAAATTACCAGTTACCTTAGCACCAGCTGTTAATGTTTCAAATCTTTTAGTTCCATTAAAATAAAGATCAACACCAGCATTTTCAGTAGCTAATATCATTGTTTCAGTAGGTGTAATTTGAGCATTTACTCTAAACTGATCTCCTTTAAATACAAAACCACCTGAATTAACTTCACTTATAAAACTTAAATCACCATTTTGTGATTTAGATATTGTTGTTCCTAAAAAGTTATTATGTTTAAATAATATTTTAGATGTTTCGTCAAGCATAACAATGTCATCATTAGCACTAACATCTATATCTGTTCCACCTGTATCGTTACCTGCTACTAAAGTTTCAGCTAAAGTTTCTTTACTAGGTTTTGTTGCTATGTAATCTACAATAGCTTTTGTAGTAGCTAATTTAAGATCATCGCCGGGTGCTACTATAGACGTTACTATTGAAGTTATAGTTGGAGTTGCATTACCTACTTTTAAATTTAATAAAGTACCTAAGCTAGTTATATTAGTTTGAGCAGCTGTTTGAAGCGTACCTGTTATTCTTGTCGATGTTAAGTCTGTAAATCCTGTACCGACTTGACCTTCTATACTTACAAGAACATTTGCTGGGTTTTGATTATCTTGTGTTTTAAACCCTGCTCCTTTAAATACGTTATTAGTTAAATCAATATCTCTACCTACAGCTTTAAAACCTAAATCTAATACTGTTTGTAAATCACCTGTCGCTACAGTAACAAGATCAATAATACTTTGTACTGTAAAGTTTTTTGTAGGCTTACCCTTAACACTTACATCAGTACCTAATATAAGGTCTGTTTTTGTAGGCTCTACCGTAGGATATGAATATATTATTGCCATGTTATTGTAATTTTGTTATGATTAATTGTGCAGGTGGTATGTCTATTCCCCAAGCAGCATCAGTAACTTGACCTGCTAGTGTACCAGCACCACCTGATGTTGGGTTTTGCATCCATAAGTAGTATTCTTCTATAGTGGATACTTGTATATATGTATTTATTTCTATACGATGTCTCTCCAAGGTGTTCTGCGATCTAAATCTTTCAGTTGATGTTGGTCCAACTTGAGCACCATTTACATCTACCATCTTAAAATTCAATATAGCAACAGTACCAACAGTTGCTTGGCCGTAATAAATTTGCTGTATGCTGTATGCACCTTTGATATTAAATGTTATTTTACCATCAGCACCTAACATGACTGCATCACCAGTAGAACCTTGTGCTGCGCCAAAAGTAATTATAGCTCCAGTGTTGTTATATCCTGGGTCAAACGTTGTTGTTGGGTAAAACGCTGATAATTTTTGTAAATACTGCTGATCTACTAGCGATTTTATCGATGTGAGTGTATATTGTACTGTAGGGTTGCCCTGTACTGGGTCTCCAGCTGAGTCTACAGTGTTTGATCCTATAATTTGATCTTGTAATTGTGGACTAGCTATAGGATATGAGGAGATTATTGCCATTTTTCTTTTTTTTTATTGCATTATGGAAAGCAGACTTTTGGTGAAGCGTGCTTGATTAGTAATATCACACATTTTTAGCGAGGTTTACTCTTATATATATAGGCATATTTTAAAAGTGTGACACTAGCCTGTTACTCTATAGCTATAATAGGCTTATGTCACTATAAAAGTATTGATTATATAGAATTATGGTGTTACCCCTATCCTCCTGACTATCAACGCATTACGGAAAATGAATTTAGTTTGACGGGCCTCCCCCTGCTTTTTCAGATTATTCCTATATGTTTCACGTTTTGCATAGATTATATATATATGTTCACGTTTTGCCCAGAATAAACTAACTAATACAATATACATACTAAATACGATGTCACTTGGATAATATATATGTAACAAGTAATTAAAATAATAATAATTAATATTACAATAAGTGACAGTGTGGTATACATACAAACAAATATAATACAATAAACAATATTACACTAACATACAAACTAAATACGACATGCAATGGATAATATAAATGTAACTAATAAACTAAATAATAATAAATAAAATATAATACTATGACTAAATTAACTTCAAAAAGATTTGTAATCAGAAAATCACTAATCGGAAAAAATGTAACTATCGAATTCACTAACAAAAAAGGTGTTAAACACACTTACAATCATGATAAAGCGTACAATATCATGAAAGCAAACTTAGAAAAAATGGCTTGCTTCATAAAGTACAAAAGTTATACTGCTACTAATAATATTCCAGTAGTACTAAGAAATGTAGAATTAGTATAATCTACCACTTTAAGTTCCACTTGTTTCTATAAGTATAAAAATGCGAACAAGTAAAATGTCACTATGGTATACAAGTGTGTTCGATTCACACTGTGACAACTAATCTAATAAATAATTAAATATGAATAATAACAGAAAATTAACTGAAACGCAAAAAGGTAACTTAATACTTACTATCACTTTAATAATAATACTAACAAATATAATATCATGAATTTAACTAAAATCTACAGCGAACTTCAACAAATCGATGAGTTCCACGCTAACTTCAATCCAACTAGTGAATCAAAAGCTAGAATGAGAAAACTAATCTCACTAATACCAATATCTAAATACGATAGAGTAAGATGATATACACTTTAAATACACATTACGCTAAAGATATTGATCTCACTTGGGCAATACTCAGACAAATGAGTGATGAACTAACAAGAGCAGATGTGGAAGGCATTGTGCTTACACACAAACTAAATACGATTGATAATGGATAATAATAATATGAATACAGAATTTAAAGACTATCCCGCTTCAGAAATCAAAGCAAAGTTACAACAATGTCTTGACTATGAAGCAAAATACGGTGCAATACCACAAGTAACTGCTGTGAAAAAATGGTGTAACAGCTATGAATATCGCAAGCGTGAGTGGCAATGGCGTCAAAATGTCGCTAAATCAATCAATTTTAACACAGATTACACTAAACCTTATTACAATGAGTTATAAAACATGGAAACTCGAGCAAGAATCGTATGAAAATGCATTCGCTAGACGACTACTAGTCGAGTATAATATCAAAGAAGTCACAACACAGCGTCAAGCTAAAAATGGTACAAGAGAATTTGAATTTCCTGTGTCAGCAACTTCACCTAAAACTAGGTATACTAACTATAAATCTAAAAATAAACTAAGATTAGCAGTATATAAATCTGGTTATGTAAGAAATGTAAACTCTTGCTCGTCTAACTATCAACTAAATCCAGTGTACAAATCAGAGCGTAGACAAATGTTTTTAACTGAAGAAGGTAAACTTAAAACATACATTTATGATAGTATTACTAGAGTTAAAATATGGAATACTATGGCTAGAATGAAATTTATGCTAGACTTCTATTTAAAAAACTACTTTTATGGTAAATTATAATACAAACTAAATACGATAACTAACGGATAATAATTATATATGAAAAAAATCAAATTCAATCAAGAAACAGGTAATGCTATTATCGAAACAGATAATGGCTACAAAGCTCTAACTAGACTACATCAAAACACAGAATACACAGATTACTTAAACTGGTATACTATAAATGATAGAATTTATGTGTAGTAACATACAAGAGCTGAAGCAATATGTTGCAAACAAGCGTAAAAAACGTGGTTTTCAACACTATGAGCTTAACAAAGTGCACGGTACTTGTCAACCATTTACCGATCGCGAGTACAAACAGGTAAAAATATACCAAAAATCTAACTATAGTAAGCGTAAAAAGCATGTTTACACTAGTTATTGGCGAGAGTATACGCAGAAATATACTGTAGATCAACTAAAATTAATAAATAAAGTATGAGTAAAATGAAAATTATAGATGAAATAGCAGATGCTCAAGTCTCTTACATCAAAGAAACATTGTATGATTCTGTTCAGTGGGCTATTGATGGTTCAGAACTAGATCATAACAAACTAGAAGGTGACGAGTACAATCAATTAATGCACATGATTATGTGTGCTACAATAGAAAAATTACATGCAGGATTAGATGAACACTAAAAAACTAAGACATAAGCACGTTAAACTACTTAAAATTACTAGGCAAGACGCTGAACGTATAGAACTTGAGTGGTTTAGGCGTTACAATTTACAAACTAAATACGAAAATAATTGGATAATATAAATATGAGATGTAAATGTAACAACAAAATACCGGCAGGCAGAATAGCATTAGGTTATTCAAATTGTGTAAACTGCAGCGCAACACAGCAATATAGTTATATTCCTATTATTGCTAACAAACAAGTTCTTGAATTACAAATAGTAAGCCAAGAACTAAGCGATCAAGTACACAAAGCTTGGCGTAGAAAGTAACAGAGGCTAGACGAGTAGCTTAATTAGGTGTCATACTCACAAACATGTGATCGTCGACGCACATAAGTGAATAGCTAGCAGAGAGGCGGCGGCATACAGGTCACGTTAGGTAGATCGGTACAATTACACATTAATTTATAATTAATAGTAATGGTAATTTAATTACTGTACCAGTACGAAACAGAAAGTGTGGATAAATGACAATACTAGTTAACTACCTGTCCACAACTGGTGCCTCTCATAAGGGAGTGATAAGGTAAGATCAAACTATGAACCAATCGGATGGATACGGTTTGATAACGGCGGTTCGACTCCGCCCACTTCCACTAAATGCGGCGTAGAGCAGTGGCCAGCTCGTCGGGCTCATAACCCGAAGGTCGGGGGTTCGAATCCTTCCGCCGCAACTAACATTAAATAAATAAATTATGCCAAACATGAGTTATTGCAGGTTCGAGAACACTGCAAGAGCGTTAAGAGACTGTGTAAACGCTATACAAGATAATGAAGTCAATGATCTAAGTACATATGAAGTTAATGGCTTAGCAGAACTACAACTACTTGCTATGGATATTGTAGCAATGCAAGATGAGATCGGCGAAATAATCGATAGTAACAAAGAGAGATTTGTTACAAACTAAATACGAATCAACACGGATAATATAAATATGAGATTAAAAACAATTTATGACAAACTAAAACCAGGTTTTAAGTTGTCACTACAAGAAAATGCTAGAAAATATTCTAGCGCTAAAAGACTTAAGTATGCGCTTATGTCTGAAACATCATGGTATGACTTAACTATAAGTCAAATATCTGATATATCAGTATACTGTGACATAAAAACTTACAATTTATCTGCTCAAGATATAATGTATGGTAACTCTATAATTAACAAATAATATGGAAATAGATATAAAAAACAGAGCACATGATAAAGCTTTTGCTACTATATACAGTCTTGATACTGACATTAGCAGGTTAAAGCAAGAAATAAAAGATGATATGACACCTTTTATAACTATAGAACAATTACAAGGCGTATTAGATCACACTAAAAGACAGCGTCAAGTGTGGGATTATATAGCATCATTAATAGAAAAAGATCACGAAAGAATAGATTATCTTGATATACAACAACAATTGTCTTAAAATAATGACTCGTGGTGTAACTGGCAACACGTCTGGTTTTGGTCCAGAAGAGTCTAGGTTCGAGCCCTAGCGAGTCAACTAACTTAAATTTTATAATATGAATGAAAAATTAACACCACACTTCTTTGTAAGTGTACTTAAATCCGCTATAAGAATATTCGGGTTTACTATGCTAATGTCATCTATACCATTTGGCATTACAATATTAATAATCGCTGAAGTAATCAGCATATTTGAAGAATTGGTATGAGTACTAGAAGCGTAACAATGGTGGTCGATAGATCACACGCAGAAGAACATGAAGCTGGCTTTGCACTTAAACCTCAATTGGTTAGTGATAAAGCTAATGTTCATATGTATCTACACCATGACGGTTATCCTGAGTGGAGAGGTATAGAGCTTGCTAACTGGATTAATCACATGCAAGAATACAAAGGTTTTAACAACTTTGGTGATGGATCAAGAATAGCATCACATTTAGTACATGACTTTCATTACAATAGTCAATATCTATATCCTAATGTTGACTCTGTAGATCATGAATATACATGGATTATATGGGTAGGTAAACCTGATGTGTGGTTAAGTGCTTATAATCAGTACAATAACGTATGTGAATTTGTTGGCACACCTGACAAACTTATAAACAGGTATAAACAAAGAAACATGGGTTACACAGACTGGACTGAAAAGTTTTTAGTAGAAACTGACGCGGTAAATAGAACTAAAATTACAAACTAAATACGATAAAATATGGATAATATGTTTAAAGATGATCTAACGATCAATGCACAGAACATCTACGGAGGTATAAAATCTCACGAAGATGGAGAGTTACATACTCTTAAAGAAATGTTAGAAAGAATTGAAGCTTTAGAAGCTAGACAATCTGACATAAAATACTTTTTAAATAACCCTTCTAAACTAGGATTATACTAATGACAGAAAAACAGTATCAAAAACTATTAGATAGAATTAAGTTCGATCTATATCAAGAGTTTATTAACCCTGAAACAGCATCTTATGGTATTAAATACGTAGAAGACGAACCTATATATGAAGGTAAATTGTCTGAGCGTGAAATACTACAAGACGAACTTGGCAGATTATGTACACTTCAAAACAAATTTATTGATGATGAAGAGTATGAAAAAGCTGAGATAATGAAAAATAAAATAACTAAAATTCAAAATAAAATAGATAAATTATGATTAAACCAATGCTCGCATACAAAGTAGACAAAAAACCTGTCGACTGGTCCGAGAAAGTATACATTCAACCTAAGCTTGACGGCGTACGTTGTGTTATAACTCTCGATGAAAAAGAAAACATTAGATGTTTTTCTAGAACAGGTAAAGAATTTCACAACTTACAACACATTAAAGACTCATTAAAACCTTGGTTTGAGTTTCATGATGATGTAATACTAGACGGTGAATTGTATAACCATGATCTAAGAGATAATTTCGAAAAGATTATATCATTAGTCAGAAAACAAAAACCAACTGAATCTGATAAGCTAGAAGCCGCAGAATTAGTACAATTTCATTGTTATGACTACATAGATCAAATGCATGATTACAGTACCAGAATGAATCAACTTGTTACAACTGATATGTATTCTGATTGTGTTAAATATGTAGAAACTACTTTAGTTAATTCTAAAGAAGCTGCACAGTTAAGACATCAATACAATCTAAATAATGGCTATGAAGGCTCTATACTACGTCTAGATGCTCCTTATCAATGCAAAAGATCTTACAACTTACAAAAGTTTAAAGACTTTAGTGATACTGAAGCTACAATTATTGGCTACGAAGAAGGTAAAGGCAAACGCGAAGGTACTCTTGGCAAATTCTTAATGCAAGATGATGATGGCAACAAATTCGGTTGTCCTCCAGGTAAAGGCTACAACTACAAAGCTCTAGCTAATATGCTTAAAAACATTCACGACTACATAGGTAAAACAGCTACGTTTACATATTTCGAACGTACTCAATACGGTAGTTACAGACATCCATTGTTTAAAACTATTCGTAACTATGAGTAAGCTAGTGTGGCAATTATACAACGATAATATGATTAGTATGGAAGTTGCCAACATGCTACTAGATCAACATTATAACAGAGTAAATAAGACATGAATATATTTTATTTACACCCTGATCCAAATAAAGCTGCCGCTTATCATTATGACAAACATAAAGTTAAGATGATACTCGAAGCAGCTCAAATGCTCTGTACAGCTCATCATCATTATGCTGAGTTGTATGAGTATGACGGTAGTTATATTCCTTACAAAAAAGCACATTATAATCACCCTTCAACGCAATGGGCAAGAGAAAATATGCAAACGTATTTTTGGCTCTATGATTATATGATGGCGCTTGGTGAGGAATATACTAAACGTTACAAGAAAAAGCACTTAAGTATAACTAAATGTGCTAAAGTATTGTTAAATCCTCCTGAAGGTATGCAAAATGGTCATTTTACAACGCCTCCACAATGTATGCCTGATGAGTATAAAGTAACTTGGAACAGTTTAAAAGCTTATTGGAATTATTATATTAACGATAAAAAATCTATAATTAATAAAGATGAAAAACCTTATACTGAGTACCCTTTTAATGTCGACGATCTCGACGTCAGACTTGACCGTAACGGCAACTATATATCACGCTACCATCAAGCAAACAGACAGTACGCCTGATAGAACAGCTACAAATTTTAAAATAAATATGAACAACCCTGAGATACACAGAATAATTGCTGTGTCTAGGGATCTTGAAGCTAAAGGCTTTAAAATGAATAGTATTGTTGTTATTAGCAATGCAGGCGATATGAACGGCCTTTGGGTCATAAGAGATAGAATGAATAAAAGATGGACAAATAGAATAGATTTCCTGGTCGACGAGACAATGAAGGGAGGTAAATGGACTAACGTAAAAATTAAATTATATGAGCACAATAACTAATGTAAAACATTTAATGAAAACTAATGTTTTCAATATTGCAGATAAAGTTAAATCATTTCAAAAACCTAAACGTGACAATAGGTCTAAGAATAAGAGAGTAAGAGGCTAATGTCACATTATGTATCAATACCGCGTCACTTATATTATTTAAACAAGAGGCGGATTGTATACAGACGTAATCCAATAACAGATAAGCCTACATTAGAGTTTGAGTACGGTAAATTTTATGAAGAAGGTACTTATGAATGTTATGATCTGTTTCGTAGTAAAGCTAAAATTACTACATACAAATCATTAAAATGGCATCTGTTAGTCTTGTGGTATTTAAACCCACAACTAGACATGAATGAGTTTACAAAGCTATCTGAAACTATAGCTAATTATAAGTATGGATTTATTGCGTTTGATATACCTCCAGAATTACTTAAAAGAATAATATATGATGTAAGCATGTGTGATCTTGAAGAACCACCTAAAAATAAACTAAGAAAAGTTATATTTAATGACTATTGCTCTTTAACTCTGTCAGAAAAATTAACTATTGTAGGTCAATTAATAGGTAGATCAAAAAGAATACATGAAGATGATATTTACCAATGCATGTTAGATATAAATGACATGGGTAAAAAAATAACTATAAATAGACTTGCAGGCCTGTTGAATTGTTCTGCTAGAACTATACATAGAAATATGGGCTATGAACTTAAAAAAGAAAAAGAACTTTTAAATCAATCAAATGAAAAAATATAATATACCTAATTATATTCGTTATAAAAACGATTTAATAATTAAACTAAAACTAATAGAAGATATTGATGTTAAATATTTAAGTCAGGAACAATTGCAATGGAAATTTATGCTATTAGTAGAAAACATAGCTCGTAAATTCTCTACAACACAACAAGCATCAGGTGTTATGAGTATTAATGATCTTATACAAGAAGGTAATTTAAGCTTAACTAAAGCTATTAGAAAAATAGACTGGGTTAGACTAAGTGAATCAGATGATCAAGAAAAAACATTAAAGTCTTTTTTATCTAAACGTATTAAAGGTGGTATAAGACGTGCTGTTGATATAAACAGAGGCGATATAAGAATACCTGAGCATAAACTTAATGAAATACGTAAAAACAATGGTAAAGATCAAAAGATGGTTGCTATGTTTTTTAATAGTATGTTTTTATCTATTGATGATAAACCTAAAAACACTGATGATGAAGAGTCTATGATATATCAAATAGCAGATAAATCAGAGCCTTATAATATAGGTTTATTAAATGTTTATTTAACTAGTTTATTAAAAACTCATTTAAACGAAAAAGAATATGAGGTGTTAAGATTAAGCTATGGTTTAGACTGCGAAAAGCATTCAGCTAATAAAATAGCAGAGATCTTAAACATTGAAGGAAGCAGTGCTTATGTACGTGTTTCAGAGCTTAAAAAGCAAGCTGTAGATAAATTAATTGATAGTGTAGATCACTCGCAAGTGATTGATTATCTGTAGTTTACTCTTGTAAAACTTAATTTTAATATGTAATTATATAACTATGACCTTAAACCAAAAGCTGGCCACAATCCAGACCAAATTTAAATCGAAGAAAAGTAGATTTAACTCATTCGGCAAATATTACTTCCGCTCAGCCGAAGACATTCTTGAAGCAACAAAACCCTATTTATTAGAATTAGGAGTAACAGTAACAATTAATGAAAACTTAGTTGAGACTAGTCCTGTACCTATTATTGAAAGTTGTGCTACTATATCTGATGGAGAAAATACAATACCTGCTACAGCGTTAGTTGGTGTTGATCTTAATCAAAAAGGTATGCAGACACCACAACAGTTCGGTACTGCTTCAAGTTATGGGAAGAAATACGCATTAGGTAACTTATTCCTAATTGATGATACCAAAGATGCTGATGCAACCAATGGTTTACCAATGAACAAAGCAGCTATACAAAAAGCTAAAGACTTTGTACAAGCCGGTGGAAAGCTCGATGCTATCAAAAAGAAATATAATGTAACTCCTGAAATTGAAAAACAAATAACATTATAGTATGACTAAACAAGAGGTGTTAGATAAGCTTAAAATTGATGAGCATTACTACGGTGACTTTGGTAAACAATACCTTAGTAACTCAGACATATCAGCTTTGTTAAACAACCCTTTAGCACTTGGACAACAGTCACC